AATAATGATGAAAGACTTAGCAATATAATAAACATAAGTACAGTATTTATTAATTTTAACCGAGAAAACGGGACTAACCTGTATAAATAATTGTAACATATATGGGACTCAAATTTTTAGTTGAAGATATTAATGACGATATCGACTTCTTAATTGAAGAAAAGAATCGTCAAGGTGAACAGAAAGTGTACATTACTGGACCTTTCTTAATGGCTGAAGAAAAAAATCAAAACGGCCGTATCTATAAATTAGATGAGATGATCAAAGAGGTTAATCGCTATACAAACGATATGGTTAAGTCTCGTAGAGCGATAGGTGAAATGAACCATCCACAGTCCACAGAAGTTAACCCTGTTAATGCTTGTCATCTTGTTACAGAATTGACACAGAAAGGTAATTATTTTTATGGTAAGTCTCAAGTATTGAATACCCCTATGGGACTTCTTCTTAAATCTCTTATTCAGGACAATATTAAGATGGGTATCAGTTCTAGAGCATTAGGTAATGTAAGTGAATCTGGAGATGCCAAGCATGTATCTAATTTCCACCTTATCTGTTTAGACGTTGTTCATCAGCCTTCTGTTCAGAGTGCTATGCTTGAATCCATTATGGAATCTAAAGAGTGGATGATTACACCAGATGGTAAGATTGTTGAAGCGGCTGTTAAGGCTTATAAAGCTTTACAGGAAAATCTTCGTAATTTACCTAAACATGAAACCGATACTTTCTTAAAAGAATCGTTGATGTCTTTCATCAAGATGCTTAAGTCTGCTTAATTAACAATATGGATAACGTAAAGAAAGCTACACAAAATTTTATAGCACAAATTGCTAATAAAGACTACGCCCAGGCCAAGCTTGCCCTTCAGGCTGTAGTTGCAGAAAAAATAAAAAATAAGGTAAGAACCTATATTAATCAGGAAAAGTAGACTAAATAGAATAAATAAATATACAATATGGACTTCAAGAAAATTCTCCAAGAGCAATTTAAGGATCTCATCACAGAGGACACACTCACCGCCGTTCACGAAGCTTTCGAACAGGCCGTAAATGAAAAGGCAGAAAAGAAAGCCGAACTTCAGGTTGAAGCTGCAGTAGCTAAGATCGATGAAGATCACTCTGAGAAACTTCAGAAGCTCGTTGAAGCCATTGACGCTGATCACACTGCCAAGCTTAAGAAGCTTGTTGAGACAATTGATTTTGATCACGCCCAGAAGCTTAAGAAAGTTCTTACAAAGATTGATGAAGAACACACCATCAAGCTTAAGCAAGTAATCAAGCATTACAAAACCGTTTTAAATGAAGAAGCTGAGTCCTTCCGTGGACGCCTTGTCGATGAAGTATCAAACTACCTCGACCTTTACATGGAAAAGACAATGCCGACTGAGCAAGTAAACGAAGCCGTAGAAAACATCCGCGCTAAGAAGACACTTGAACAGATTCGCCAGCTTGTTGCTATCGATGAAAACTTCATCGATTCCGAGGTTAAGGAGGCCCTCGTCGATGGCAAGAGAACAATTGATTCCCTCAGAAAGGAATTAAACGAAGCTTTAGAAGCTAACACAGAACTCAACCATAAGTTGAATCGTTCTGAGTCTGCTTTATTGCTTGAGTCGAAGACAAAGGATATGCCTGTTGCGGCTAAGGCCTTTGTCAGTAAGTTACTCAAGGGCAAGAGCCCTGAGTATATTCAAGAGAACTATCAGTACGTAGTTGAGATGTTCGAGAAGGAAATTACCGAACAAGAAGATTCTGCTAAGGAGAGCGTAACCCAACGTATCGTTGAGTCCGTTGATCGCCCCGAAACAGAAGTTCTTGAAGAGGCAATTTACTCACCGGCCCCGATTGTAGAATCGAGTGTTGGCGGATATCTGAATGAGATGAAGAAATTAGACGGATCTAGGCTTAATATTAAGCACTAAGTTTATCTAACGTCTCTTCATACTCAAAGGTCGAAAACTTTTTTATAAAGGAAAAAAATAACTATGGAACTTTTTCATATCAACAAAAACGTAGCTGAAACACTCGTCGAAAAGTGGAGCCCAGTCCTTGACTACTCCTCCGACAAGGTTTCCGCTATTACTAACGAAAATACACGTCTGAACACCGCCATCCTCTTGGAAAACCAGGAGAAGTGGTGCTTCGAGAGCACAAACTCCGCTCAGGGTGTCTTCGGTACTGCTGGTGGTACAGGGTATAATTACGGTGGTCAGGTAGGTAACTCCTACCCCCAAGGTGATACCTATGCTACTGGTGATGCCCGTCTCCCTAAGGTCCTTATTCCCATGATCCGCCGTACATTCCCCGAACTCATCACAAATGAGATCGTCGGTGTACAGCCCATGACAGGACCTGTCGGACTTGCTTTCGCCATGCGCTACCAGTACGAAGCTTCTGCTCTCGGAAATGGAAGCAATGGCGGTAGTGGTAACTCCCAGTACGGTGACGGTAACAACAGTCTTACCGGCTATACTGGTGGTAACACCGCTATCTCTGAAGGTCAGGAAATCGGATATAACTACTTGAATACCGCCTTCACAGGTGCTTCAAGCTCAGCCTTATCCGGTAACTCCTACTGGACCAACATCCCTGAAGACTCCGGTGTTGCTGCTATCCTCAGCCAGTTTGAGCTTAGCTCCAACATCCCTCAGATGACAATTTCGTTCCAGAAGACCGCAGTAGAAGCCGGCACACGCCGTCTTGCTGCTAAGTGGTCTGTTGAACTCGAACAGGATCTTAAGAACATGAATGGTATCGACATTGACGCTGAATTAACCAACGCAATGTCCTACGAAATTCAGGCTGAAATCGATCGTGAAATGATCATGCGTATGGTTCAGACCTGCTTAAATGCAGGTGGACCTGGCGTTACATCTGGAACAGGTGCTGGTACTCCCGGTACAGGTTTCTCGATCTGGTCAGCCCTTTCCGCAGACGGCCGCTGGAGCGGTGAACGCGCTCGTGACTTCTACAACAGAGTTGTAGTTGAAGCAAACCGCGTCGCTATCCGTAACCGTCGTGGTGCAGCCAATTTCATTATTGCTACACCTCGTATCTGTGCCATTCTTGAGACCCTCCCTAACTTCACCTGGCAGCCTGTCACAGGTAGTGTAAACACTACCCCAGTTGGCATTGCTAAGGTCGGAGCTATCGGTGGTCGTTTCCAGATCTATCGTGATACACGTACAGAAACCGAACTCGTTGCCCAGCCTGGTTACAACCTTGGAGCCAATGCTGGCCCCAACGGTCTCCCCGGTTACGCAACCCAGCGTACAGCTCCTCTTGACTACGCCTTATTAGGCTATAAGGGTCCTGAGTACTATGACACTGGTATCGTTTACTGTCCTTATATCCCTGTTATGGTTCAGCGCACCATCGGTCCTAACGACTTCAGCCCACGTGTTGGTCTGTTGACCCGTTACGGCGTTGTTGACCATATCTTTGGCGCTAGCTTGTACTATCACTTGATTATCTGCCAAGGTCTCGGTCAGCAGTTCACCCCTGGTTCAGTTGCTGTCTACCTCTAAGGTCACAGAAAATACTCAACGTAAAGAAACCCCGGAGAAATCCGGGGTTTCCCATTTTATACAGCAGAAAAAAACGCTAAGTGGAATAAATATATATACATATGGCAACAGTATATAATTACGAAGATTCAGTTTTATCACCATTATTAACAAATGGAGTTGGATTATTATCCTCTTCAACACCAGTACCTGGTGTAGGATACCCTCAAAGATTACTTTTCAATAATCCACCATTACCTTTAACAAACACAGCATATACAACTGCTACTTTTTATAATGCCGTAGGAACCGGTGTTACATCTGGTAGCGGTGTTGTATTATTTGATAATGCGTATAATACAGCTCCTGCATTTTTAATTCAAACAGATCGTACTTCCTTCGCTACTGTTCTCTTAAGTGGTACAGCTGCTACTTCTAATACTGTAATAGCTCTTACTGGTGTTACAGTTACAAGTGCAACATCTGGAGCAGGTTATACATCTACACCTACTGTTGTTGTTGATCCTCGCGGTGTTGGTGGTGTTATTAGAACTACTGTTGCTACAGCAAACATGCATAGCACCGGAGCTGGTGTTACTAGCGTAACAGTAACAACACCTGGTTTATATGTACCAGGTGTAGGTCTTCCAACTGTTGTCTTTACAGGTGGAGGATATACAACACAGGCGACTGGTACTGCCGTTCTTTCTTCCGGTGCAATTGTTAGTAGCCCGATATTATCATTATCCGCAAACGGATTTAATGCTTGGGGTCCTACAGAACGTAGACTTCGTCTTTTAGAGTATATCTAAAATATAATATATTAATAAATTAGGAAAGCCTTTCATTAACTTGAAAGGCTTTCTTTTTGGTTGTATCTAACAAGTATTAGACATAAATAAATTACAATGGCTAATACAATATATGTTATTCCAGATACTGAATGTATCGGTACCTCTCTTCAACATATCAATGATAATTTCAATCTGTTAAATACACAGATCACAACCGATACAACTAATATAGC